GCCGAGGACGGAATCACCCATAAACTCGAGCGTCTCGTACGACGATGCGAGTCCACGGTACTTTTTTAGTGCAGATTTATGCGTAAAGGCACGCTGATACAAAGACACGTCACGAATCTTTGTACCAACGAGCTGTTCGATATCGCCATGGACAAGCGCCGGCGGATCTACCAACTCAGTGACAGTTTCCATTTGTTATTACACGCAGTCAAAATGTTTAAGTCCTTCGCTTACCTGGTGGCAGCGGGAGCGGCGGGCTTCTTCAGCATCGGGCGAGCCACCTTGGGCTTCTCAACTGCAGGTGCGACCAAAGGCGTTGCGGGGATGACCGGTGCGACCAAAGGCGTTGCGGGAATGACCGGTGCGACCGCCTTCTTCTCCTTTGGGACCTTGGGAGCCTTGGGCTCAACCGGCGCCTTGATGTAGTGCGGGTTGATATACTTCTGGATGTTCAGAAAGGTGATCTGGGTACCCTCGGGCGGGGCCAGCAGATCCTTCAGGGTATCGTCCAGCGTAATCTGCTGACCCGCCTTCAGACCCTTCTCTGTCACATACTGGTTAATCAACTTCGTCACCTGGCTGCGAGACACCTTGTCCTCGACTCCCAGCTTCAGGAACGCGCGCATCTTGTCCGACACATCCAGGGGCTTGTTGAAGCCGTTGTTCGAGGCACGCGCCTTGGTCTTCTCACCGGAGGGGTCCTCGAGCAGCTGCTTCACCTTACGCAGATCCTTGCGGAGTGCCTTGATCTCGGACTGCAGGCTCGTCAGAAGGTCGTTGGTAGAGGTCTCCATTTCTACTTACTATGCTCACTGCATCTTTAAGTGCTTTTCTCGTTTCGTTACCAAACACCAACATGAGCAGGGCGAGCATCGGCCATGTGAGCATCGGCCCAAACACCATGAAAATCACCACGTGCCAGAGCTTTACAGCCCCGTATACCACAGTGTCCCTGACGTATTCGTACGTTTGCTTCGGGGTTGGAAGGGGTTCCATCTACTTCTGGCCAATGTTTTTATGCTACCGTTTGCGCGACGTCGCATATACGACGGCCAGAACCAAAAAAACGGCATACAAGATGGAAAGTGCAATCATCGCCCAGTATATTCTCCCGTTCCGTGACTTCGACGCCGCACCACCCGTCGTCGACGTGGACGCCGCGTCACCCGTCGTCGACGCGGACGCCGCACTGCTCGTGCCAGGAGATCCAGCACACGTACCATCAGGGCAGCAGCCTGCGTCGCATCCGTACTGAATACCGTTTTCCTGGTATGCACATATGAGCGTCGTGTTCGCGGCAGACTCGGTGGCGGGCGTCAACCCAGGCGTCACCTGAGGAGTGCACTTACAGCCCTTGTTATTGTACTGATCCCCGCAGTAGTTGGCGGTTGTCGAGATCGTCGGTGGCGTGGCGGGAGGTGCGCTGCTCATTACTTAGAGCGAAGAAGTGTTTTATGGATACGATGTTGTACGGAATCCCGGCAAAGCTTCCTGATGGTCGATACTTTCTCAAGGTGACTCAGGACAGTGGAGATCGATGCGTCCACCAGGTGAACAACGTCAAGTTGGTCACCGAGGGCAGCCAGGTGACCATCACGGTCGCGAGAGACGTTACTCTTTTCTCTGACATTGATGAGCAGATCATCACTCAGGCCAAAGAGTCCAAGGTGTTGTGGTTCGGTAAGGAGATTGCCGACGAGACTGTGATGGCCGCATACCAGAAGAGCCTCAATCCCGAGCACGAGCTATCAGCCTCGCTCGTCACGATCAAGGGTGAGGTGGTGACTGTATTTTACGACACCCAGAAGGCGCGCGTCGAGCTGGCCCAGTCGGGGTCGGTCGATGTTCTTCTCGAACTGGTAGGACTCGTCTTCACCAAGCGCGCCTTCGAGCCGGTATGGAAGGTGGTCCAGGGGCGTGTCAAGGCGCATCAGAAGCCCAAATTTCCCCGGGAATATCTTTTCAAGGATGACCCAGCCGAGGAGGAGGAGCCGGACATCGATCTGTAAAAAAAGTCGGCGTACAGTATAAATGGACGGCAAAGGTCTGGCTATCTTGGTACTTCTTTTTCTGATTACGCTGATGCTCTTCGCCCCTCAGAGCAGCGGGTTTGTCGCCGCACCGGAGGGTACCTCGCCCGTGACCGAGACCACGGGTGGTGGCATGGTGGGTGATATCCAGGGCAGTGAGACTGACGGTGGCATGTTTGCTCCCTTTGCCGCGATGGCCAGCGGCGTCGGCTTTAAGATTGGTCAGACGCCCACCGACCCCAACGTCGGTCTGATCCCCAAGGAGGTTGTGACGACCGAGGACTTTGGCCAGTTCAGCCCAGACGCCATTCTGTCCGGCCAGAACTTTCTGGATCCCCGTGCCCAGATTGGCTTCCCCGAGACGGCGGGCGGCGTTCTGCGCAACGCAAACCTCCAGGAGCGTTCCGAGCCGGCCAACCCCCGTGAGTCGGTGAGCATCTTCAACCTGTCGACGATCCCGCCCGACACCATGCGTCCCAAGTTTGAGATCCAGAACGAGTACAAATAGATAAAAAAAGAATGCGCAGTTGACTTAAATGGCAACCATGCGTGATACCATGACTGAATGGCTCAGTCTCAAGACTCAGCTCAAAGCTGCTCGTGCCGATATCGGCGTGCTGAATAAGCGCGAGAAGGAGCTTCGATCTGAGGTCCAAACGTATATGAAGACGGAGGCGGCCGATGTCGACGTCAAGGTGGATGGACACAAGGTGTCCTACCAGAAGAAAGAGTCCAAGGGGAGCATCACCAAGGATGTGATTCTCAGCGGTCTTTCCGCCTTTTTCGGTGGGAATGACGCGCAGGTTGAAGGTGCTTTCCAGTCGATTCTGGACGCAGCTCCCGTCAAGGAGCGTGATGTGCTTACAGTGCGTAAGGTCTAAGGATCTGCTGCGCCAGTACATCAAGTACCAGTCACCATGGGTGTCAACAACGAATACGCATACGATGCTTTCCAGACGGAGGATGCCCGCGACGACGACAACAATGACGATGATGATCAGGTGCTCGACCCAGAGTCGTGGCAGGACTGGAACTCGGAGCACATCATGAACATGTGGATGTCGCTCCAGGCGTATCTCGAGGATAATCACATTTCGAGTTCGATCCTGAACAATGCCACCTTTCCCTCGTTTGTCCAGTATGTCAGTCGGAACTCGAGCTAAGTTTTTTTCAACGCGTATTATAAATGCCCATTGATATCACCGGTCCCAAGGTGCTCACGCCCGCCATTCTGTTTGCGCTGCTCAGCCCGGGCCTGATCCTGGCCCTGCCGAGCCTCAAGCTGTTCCCAGGCTGCCAGTGCCAGCTGCAGACGGTCTTTATCCATGCGCTCGTCCTGTCGCTCGTGTACTATGTGCTGGCGCGCTTCGTGCTGCGCCTGTCTCTTCGCCCGGCTGACCTGATCGTGCCGGCTCTGCTGTTCGTGCTGCTGACGCCCGGTGTGCTGCTGACCCTGCCTCCAGGCAGCCGCGGCGTGTTCATGTCTGGCCAGAGCTCGCCGGCTGCCGTTGCCGTGCACGCCGTCGTGTTTGCGCTCGTCTTTTCGTTCATGCGCGGCCAGTTTCCGCGTTACTATTAGATTCAGGTAGTATGAAGCACCTGGCTTTCGGTCCAGGTGCGATGGGATATTTTATGTATTTGGGGGCGCTCAGTGCACTGTCGGACGCCAGTGCACTCAACGAACTCGTGTCAATTTCCGGTGCATCTGCCGGTGCTCTTCTTGGCTTTGTGTACATCCTCGCCAAGGGTGATATGCAAAAGGCTCTTCAGTACAGCCTCGCTGCACCGATCAAGGCGGTCATGAAACCAAACATCAAGGTGCTTCTCAAATCGTTTGGTCTTGTGAGCACGAAAAAGGTTCGCGGCGTGTTTGAGGATACCGCACGTACCTTTATAGGAAAGGATGATGTCACATTCGCTGAGCTCTATGCACACTGGCCTGTGAAGCTCCACGTGGCTGCGTGCTGCATCGACTTGCACGCGACGCACTACTTTTCGGTCGACACGACACCGACCATGTCTGTCCTTGATGCCGTGTGCATGTCCGTATCGATCCCCTTTCTGTTTGAAAGCATGCAAATCGGACCGTGGCGTTACATCGACGGTGGAACACTCGAGGCGATTCCATGTGGCCCATTCATCGGTCAGGATCCAAAAACCGTGCTTGCATTCAGCATCGGCGATGAATGGAAGTCTGACGTGAAGGACATCAAGTCGTACGCGCTCTGCATCTTGAGTGCCGCCATGACACTTCGTGAAAAGTACACCATGTTCCCGTGTATAGCCTTGCTTGCGGGCGGCATTGATACGTTTGATTTCAGTGCGACCCAAGACACGAAACTTCGAATGTTCATGATTGGTCACGCACAGACGAAAAAGACTCTGTGTAAAGTAAATGCCAGCGATCCGGTGTGTTGCCGTCTAACTACGTCGGCGGCGGGTGAGCATGATCATCAAGAGACCGACGATGAGTGTCGCGAGTGCGCCGAGGTAGACCCTTGACTTGTCTTCGAAGAGTCCCTCGCGAACCGGTGGTGGCAAACTGAGTGGACGTTCAGGCGTCGTCGGAACAACCTGTGTATAGACCCGAAGCACAAACATGTTTGGATCGTAAGTGGTTGAACCTGGGGTACCGAACGTCACCGTCGCACCAGTATAATCAGCCCAACGAACCGTCAGGCGCTCGATCGTATCGAGCCGTGACGGGTACGTCACCGAGTAGGCATAATCCGACGTTTCGCGAAATGTCCGTTGGAAGTTCTGGGAAACGTCGATCGGGATCACGGCAAACGACGTGGCGGGTGTTTGACTCGACGTTTGATTGCGTCTGATCGTCACGTTGCTCGTCGTACCCACATTCGTCAATGAAAGCTTACGCGCATCGTACGTCGAGGGTGTACGCAACTCGGTAATGTCCAGCCAAATAAAGGCGTTGCCCGTGCTGAACGGATTCGTGACGATGGCCGATACCAGATCGACCCGCGTCACATTCATGATTGGTTGGTTGAGAAACACCGTGTACGTGTTGGAAAAGGGGTACAGGACCGTATCGCGGTTCCGCGAGTCGACGTGAATGTACGACACCTGTTCCATCTACAGTCTGCGTGGAAAAAGTATGCGCCTCAAGTAATGCAGCGGAGACCGCGTCACGTGACAATCACGCGCAGTTGGCCAGAACGGTACTTTTCGGGTCTGAGTCGATCGATGGGACTCGCACGCGAAAAGGAACTCCTGAAACGCCGACGGGTTCCATATAGTGCGCTGACGCTCGGACGTTCGAACACAGGTGGTGCACGTAAGAAATCAAAGTGGACTCAGTTGTTCCACACGACGTATCCGGGCCTCAAGTTTAACAAGGATGCAATTGCCAAGCGGACGGGGATTTCCCGTTCGACGCTCAACACAGTCTATAACAGAGGCTTGAAGGCGTGGAAGACGGGTGGAAGCCGCCCAGGCACGACTGCACCTCAGTGGGCCGTCGCCCGCGTGTACAAGTACGTGCTCGTGACCAAGAAAAAGTCACCCAAGGCGTGGAACCCGATCGATCCGGATGCAAATCTACGCACGTCGCCGCTTCGGACGAATCGCACGGGGCGCACCCATAAGTAGATGGAGCGGCGAACGCGCCTTGAGTCCATAGATGTACTTGCCGCCGTCTCGAACCACGAAGGTTGTACGGGTCAGCTGCAGGATCGCACGACCCTTGCTGTTCTTGTACGGTGTGATACTCACGACGACCGATACGGGTTTCTTCGATGCTGCCATCGACATCAGCAAAGATGCTCGGGTACGGGTTGCCTGTTTCATGAGCGCGTTTCGGCGAATCATATCTTAATAAAATGGTATAAAAAAAATAAATGTCACATCGTAGATGCTCCTACCACTTTTGGCAGTTGCAGTGACAGTGCTGTTACTCATGTGGTGGTTCAAACAACCGAACCTCGTCGTCGTGTCGAGTCACTGGAACGAAGACCTCACATGGCTCAAAGATTCAAAGTACAAGGTTGTCGTGATTGATCACATGGGTTCGTCACCGCCGGCGATACACCCAACGACTGTTATACCGAATCGAGGACGCGAGGCGAGTTCGTACATACGTTACATCATCGACAATTACAACAACTTACCAAACTATATGGCGTTCATTCACGGCCACGAGTTTGCCCACCACCAAAAGTTGGGACCAATCCTTGATCTCATTGAACAGACACCCCTACACTCGGACACGTTTGTGACACTTAATAGTGAACCTGGTCCGTGTAAAATATGGCCAACGCTATGTAAGGATCACTGGCCACACGTTTTTGAAAAGTGGTTCGGATCGTGTCCTGATATTCCACCGTGTCTCGATGCAGGTGCACAGTTTGTAGTCTCGAAAGAACTGATCCGAAAACATCCAAAGGCGATGTACAAAGATGCATACACACACCTAATGAAACACAGAGACACGTATCATGCCGGATGCCTCTACGAATACACATGGCACTTTCTCTTTGGGAAGCCGTGGAACAATTGTCAAACTAAAGCCTAGTCGCGTTTATAAAGTATGGCGCGTGCTCTGATTCACACATCGGCCCACGACATATGGAAGACGCTCGGACCGGGTTTTTCTGAGCGTGTCTACCACAACGCCATGGAGGTGTGTCTCCGCAAGGCGTGTATTCCGTACGAGACTGAGCGTATCATACCCATCATGTT